TAGTACAACGCTGCTTCTGTAGAAGCATAAATTGGTGCGCTATATTCGATCCATGTCTTTGTTGCAGAATTCCAACGCTTAACAATCCAACGAGCACCTAGATTAGGTTCAGTGGTCTTGATCCAAACAGAACCACTTGGACGTGATGTTGTGCTGTTTGACTTCCATGCTGGAACTACAGTGTGTGGAGTTTGTTGTAACGAAGGAGGATAATAAACAGTGTTTGTTAAACTCAATCCTAATGCTGTTAATACTGCTGTATCACTGCCTGTTAGATCTAAAATACCTTTTGATGTTGAAGTAGAGTCAGTTGTACTTGAATCTTCGCCATCGGAATAAATTTGTAAGACTCCGCCAATTACTTTTGCACTAATTCCGTTTGCAATGCCTACTGAATTAATTGAATTTTTAACTGTTTCTCGTAAGGCGCCAGAACTAATATTAACAGGATTACCGTTAATTCTTAATATACCAGCTGGTAATGTTACAGTATCAGTACCTGTAGTAACTATTGTTGGCCAGCTTGCTTTCCATTCAGGACTGCCTACTAATACCCACTCTCCGGCTGCTACTAACGAACCTCTTGCATATGTATTACCTGCTGACTTGAACCATACTGTGGCCAATTCTCTGGATGCTACATATGTACCAGTACCTTCTACTGTTTGAAATACAATTGCATAGTCCCCAATTGCGCCTACAGAATCTCTAGGTGCGTTTGAAGAAACTTTTGACTCGTCGTCATCTGTTAGGATGATAGGAGTTTTAACAGCAAACTTTTGTCCACCTGTTGTATTAGCCGCAGCACCGTTCCATTCTTGAATACCCCAAGATGTTGCTAGTGTATCAACCCACCATGTACCATCAATAGGCTCTGCTCCCGGAGCAATCGCTTGTGCTTCTAGTTCGTCTAGATTTACATCTGCACGAACAATGAATGCGGAGTTACTTACGCCTAAGAAGCTATAGGCTGTTAAAAGACCATATTCGTTTCTTTCTGATCCGTGTATTGGTGTTGAACTTGCTGTTTTCTCAAAAAACGGTACACCGTACGTATCTACAAGTTCTCGCTGACTTGTAATTTTAAACACCTTGCCAGCATTGGCCTGTGTTGTTCCGATAGCAGTGCCTGTGCCTGCTGCATTTGATTTATTTTCTGCTGTAGCTACTACGATAAGTGGAGTGGTCCCAGGCTCTGCTGGTGTATAAAAACTCTCGTCAATTACCGTAACTTGTACGCCTGGGGATACTAGTGCCATATTACTTATTCTCCTGGTAATAGTTGCTCATATTATTTAGCGGTAAGTTTAAAAATTGGTGACTTATGCTAGGAGAATAAAGGGGCGAAAAAGGTCCAATATCTCTTAAATAAACATATGAGACCGCTTTGTAGGTGCGGACAACGACCCCGTGCTGTTAACTAT